CATTGCGGTAAGCAGACGCTTTCAGCAAATCCAATTAGCTTCATCAATCAAAATAGAAACAAAGCCAAGGAGGCCAAGCCGTGAACCATAACAACAAAACAAAATGAACATATTCAACCCAACAAAACAACAACACGACCCAGCCGCTCTGCTCAAGCAAGCCGACAGCATTCTCAACAAGACCGAGCGCAAGCAAGGCTGGCCTTACTATGACATCAAGCACGCTGTGCAGTTTGCTCAGTTAGTCGTCAAGCTCTCTAAGATCCCTTCTAAGAAAGCCACCATCAATTCCCTAACCCTCAGACAACAACCTCAAACCATACGCGCTCGCCTATCACAAGGCAAAGCATTCATCAACGACAAAGGTGTCGGAGTTCTTCAAGGCGCTATCGACCCTGATGATATCCCTATCGTCGATGAGCTCAAAGAAAAAGTCCAGATCTCCGTGCGCAAAGTCAACCTCATCATCGAACTCGTTGAGCCTGTGGATAATATCCTCGATGCCATGACACCTCTCCTCGGCGGCAGCGACGAAGATCCTTTCACATTCAACGAAGAAGTCTTCCGCGAAGAGATCATCTCATTCGTCAACAGCGGCGAGATCGGATCGCAGGCAAGCTGGCAGAATTATACAAGCAGCGCAGAGAAGTTCGCCCGGCAGCTCGCAATGCAAGACAACACAATCATTATCGAGACCACGCCGAACGAACTCATCGCGATGAAGATGAGTGAGGAGATGTTGAAAGGTCTGGAGTGATAAATAAAACACAACCACAAAATGCAAATCTTCCTACCCTACGCAGACATCGAACAGTCTGCCCGCGTCCTCGATACCCAGCGCTTGATGAAACAAAGGGTCGAGAGCTATCAGATCCTCAACACCATACAAGGTAAGTCAACTGGCTGGCGCAGTCATCCCGCCGTGCGCATGATAAAAGACTATCCAGCGTGGCTTTGTCTTTATAGCATCAAGATCTGTCAAGAAGCCCGCCGCCGGGGCTATGTTGACAATCTACTTCCTCATTTCGAGAAAGAGATTCTCACTTATCCTTACATCATCCAGCCTCATTGGCTTGGCTCTTATCTACACAAGACACATCAGAGTAATCTCATACGGAAGAAACCTGAGTTCTATGGTCCAAAGTTTCCAAATATCCCCGACAACCTACCATACTTCTGGCCTCCACTATGAAACCTTTTATGCTAGGTCTAACATTACTCGCAACAGATACAACAATCATCGCACTGCAGCAAGACTTCGACGCGAAGCTTAGGGCCATCAGTCAAATAGAGTCCAATGACAACGACAAAGCAAAAGGCAAACACGGTGAACTCTCACGATATCAAATCAAACGCAGCGTCTGGAAGCAACACTTCCCCTCTGAAAAAGATCAGAGACATATTCCAACCGAAGCGCGGCGCTGTGCTAAAGCGCATCTATGCTGGCTTGAACTCAGGCTCTGTCTTGCCCAGCGCGTCAAGAATCCACAACCAAGGGATGTTTACGCCGCATGGAATATCGGACTTGAAGCTTTCTCCCGGCGAGATTACGACTTTGATAGACTCCCCGCTAACATCAAAAAAAGATCGGAAAGATTTAATAACTTATATGAAGAGTATAGAAACAACCAATGATATGAGTGCCACACCAAACAACGAAGGAATCACATACGCCACCGCAACGGACTCCGAAATGCCGCCGCCAAAAGAGCATTACTTCTACGCCTATAAGCATAAGCTCAAAGGCCTATGGTTCACGACCACACTATATCCCACGCCTCAAGAAGCCGAGGCCTCTTTGATTGACAAGAATCCCGCCCGCAAGAAACTCTGCTGTATTGTTCTATGATATGAGTAATTCAAATCTCAACGAACTCGACCTTCTTCTCGGTCTACCAAAACCAGTCGAAGAGATGACAGACAAAGAGCTTGAGAAGTTCCTGCTCAAACACTTTCCTCATACGCGCCCAACCGGCACCGATCTCGCTTCCCTCCTAAACGATCCTCTCCTCAAAGGCATAGACGTTCAAGCTATCATCAATCAAACCCAGAACTTCAAATTCAAGAAGTGAAAGTTCTAAAGAAAAAACGCCCCGGTAATAATGCATGTAAGCCAGTCATCTGTCTTGAGACCGGAGAAGAATATCCTTCTGCAAAAGCCGCGGCCAAAGCTCTCAAGGTAAATCCAGCCGCCGTCTGTCATCAAATGTATCGCGGCCAAAAATGCCGTGGCTTTACTTTTCAATATAAGAAATAATCTTTAGCTACTCGGTGCGTTATGCAAGCTGTTCTTGCAGCAGGTTTAGGTTTTTCCTGTGGACGGCGCGCCGAGTAGCTTTTCTTTCCCTCAAAAAATATGAACTTAACCTATAAAGATCTTCCTCATGAAGGCATTCCTGCAACAATCCCAATCAACGCATCTGGCTTAAAGATCTCAGCTTGTCCGCGTCGCTGGTTTCTCACAGTCTTCCTTGGCCTTAAGCCTAAAGAAGATATCACCGCCTTGACCGTCGGCAAGATCATTCACAAGTTTGCAGAGAACATTGCCTTTGACCGGAGCGGAGAGAAGTGGCAAGACGCCTGTCTCGAAGCGTTCAAAGCGGCGAAGGAAAAGAATCTTCCGAACAAAGATCAAGATCAGATCAAGAAAGCCCTGACGGCCGCGCCTCTTCAACAACTCCCGACGCCTTTGAAATTCGGTGACAATCGCGGGGCTGAGTTTCACTTCAACTTTCCTATCGTAGAGCATCCCGCGTTTGCCTATGTCGGAACGGTTGACCTTCTCAGCATAACCCCAGCGGGAATCCTTCAGATCACAGACTATAAGACCACACGCAAGTACGCATTCAAAGACGCGGTCGCGGGCTACGAAGGCGACACACAGTTCTCTTTCTACTACTATATCTTCCAGCGTTTTGCGTATGAGATATTCAAAGACGATATCAACTACGCCAACGCTGCATGGTATCGCCGCATGGTGATACGCACGCTCGTCGTCCAGATCTCTCTACCAGCCCCAGCATGGCGCACCGGCCCCGATTGGAGTTTCTCCGCGGAGCAGCTTGAAGAGTTCGGTGTCGAGTTAAAACAAAGAATCGAGCTTTTCTCCAAGCATATCAACCAAGCTATGGCCCATGATAAGCTTCCGCCACCCACAGGCAAGCTCACTAACTCTTGCCCTTCTTGTCCGTTCAAACGTCTGTGCTTTGCAGACAACTCCACGCAGGTCGAACTCTTCCTCTCTGAGTGCGACATCGTGAAGTATGAACCCCTTTCTTGGTAAATGTAACCAAGCTTAAATAAAATGACAACAACAGAAACAATCCCACCACAAAAACCTCAATGGCCCAAGACCCTGATCGCTCTCGTCGGTCCGAGCGGCGCCGGTAAGTCTACATCATTCCGCAACGTAGATCCCACGCGCACTGTCATCCTCGACGCCGAGCGAAAGGGTATGCCTTTCCGAGTTCGTTCTGAAGGACTTGTAATCCCAATCGACAGCTACGACAAACTCACTCTTGAACTCAACAAGATCAAGAAAGACACCACGAAAGATCTCGTCGTCATCGACTCAATCACCGCCGCGATTGATCAGCTTCAAGTTAAATGTGAGATGATGTATAAAGGCTTCGACATCTGGAAGAACTATAACGACGGCATCCAGACTTTGTGTACTAACCTCAAGTCGCTGGACAAGACTGTCATCATCACCGGCCTCGAAGAGATCGTTCCTATTCAAGGTCTCGACGGCAGTATGACCACTCGCCGCCGCCTCTATGTCCAAGGTAAAGAGTGGGCAAACAAAGGCATCGAGTCTGAATGTCTCGCTGTGTGGTCTGTCTATGCAAAGAAAGAAAAAGGCAGCGACACGATCCAATACTTCTTCGCCACGCAGACCGATGGCGTCACGACCGCGAAGACTCCTATCTTCTGGGGCTTGCCTAATCCCATGGAGAATTGTGTTGTCAAGGCATTAAACAAAATTGCAGTTGAATTGGCTAAACCTTAAAGATTTGGCCCACAGAAAGCTCCCTCCCATTTGTCGGTCGCAGTTAAACAATAAAACATAAAACATAAAATGAAAAAAGGTACTGAAGTCAAGCTCGGATTCATCCCCGCCAACGTCTATAAGGTTCTCGTCCACAAGACCGAGACTCGCCAGAGCGCGAAGGGTTTCAAGATGGTTGTCTGTGAGTGCGAGATCGTTGCGCCCGAGACCGCCACCGCCGCCGGTACGACCTATAAGACCCTCGGCGCAAAGGGCAACATGTACATCATGCTTGAGAACAAGAACGGCGTTGACTCTGCGCTGGAACTTCTCGCCACGCCGCTGCAAGTGACTGGTCTGTATGATGGTCTGCCCGAAGACTACAACGACATTGACGTTTCTGATGCACTGAAAAGCCTCGAAGGCCAAGCCTTCAACATGCTTGTCCAGTCGCAGCCTGAGTACGTCAGCGACGATCCTTCCAACTCCCGCGATCTCAAGTTCGCCAAGCGCGACGAGAATGGCGAGGCCATCATCAAGCGCTACAACACCCAGTTTGACTTCTCTCAAGTCAAAGGCGCTGCCTCGCCGCTTGCCGATAACTTCTAAGTCTCAGAGATAGAGTGGTTGCTATCACAGAGACACGCGCCTCTTAGAGAGAAGCGAGACTTTCTAAGAGGTTTCTTTCCTCAAGACATACATCCCAACTCGCCCGCTGGCAGACCGGAAATAGTCTGCCTTTTCTTTTCTCTTAAATTAACCACCTAATGATAGCCCTCGTTCTCCATGGACCTTCGCGCTTTGATAAAGAAAATAATGGGATCTTACTCGGACCCGCTGGTGACTTCGTGCGTGATACTTTGGTACGTCATGGTATTGATCTTGATGACGCATCTAACGTTTTCATTACTTTCGCCGACGACTTCTTCAAAGGTGCAAACAAACCAAGCGGCATCACAAAGATCATCTTCGCCGGAGCCAAAGCCCTAGATTATCTACCAGCAGCTAAAGGAAAAACCCTAGACGCCTTTCGCGGCGTCGTCTATCTCTCGCCAAATAAAACCCAATACATCGTTACTTACTGGCCTCAAGACTGCGTCGACGCATGGGGCATGGAAGACGCTTTGGAGGGAGACAATGACGGCGAAGACATTCTAGATAAAGACGACGGCAAGAGTACATCCCCGACGAAGCGCAGTAACTATAGTTTTTGGTTTGCACAAGACATCAAGAAACTCCTAACATATGACCCCCAAAAAATTCAACCTGAACCACAAACCGTCATCTGTCAACGCGCCGCCGAATGCGCAAGCGTCTTCGACTACGACGGTCCTATATTCTTCGACATTGAGACTCACCCCAAGACCAACACCCTTACGTGTCTCGCCATCGCCTGTGGAGAGAGTCCTGTTTATTCTATCCCTGTGTACGATTGGGGCGGCAATCTTAATGTGGGTGTGGTTTTCTTTGCGCGCTTCATAAGAGAGCTAAAGAAAAGAAGAGTCGTAATCCATAACGCCCTCTTTGACCTATGCTTTCTCGCCGCCTTCTACAAGATCCCATTCGGCCATGATATCTATGATACGATGGTCGCGGGCCATCGAATCTTTCCGGAGGCTGAGAAATCT